AATACCCGTAGCTGGCATGATAGGGGAACTTCTGCGCCACAGGTTATAGCTCGTAGAAGGGAGGGGGCTGTGTGCTTTGAAAGAACTTTCCGGTGTCGTAGCTCTTGGTAAATTTGATGTCGATGATCTCCCCGGCTTTCAGGCAATCCAGACGGCCATACAGAAGCAGGCTCACGCCGCCGACCTCGATGGTCTTTTTGACCTTGTATTGGAGGACGCCTCCGGCGCAGCGCCGGGCGACCTTTTCTGCGGCGGCATACCACGGATCGTTGGGATCGGCGCGGCCGTTGATGATGTCCGTCACCATGTCCTCGAACTTGATGCCGTTCTGCATGGCCTCCGTGGTCGGCGTCGGCTCACGGCGCAGCGTCTGCATGAATTCGCCCATCGGATCGCGCTCTGTCGTCATGTCCTCGTAGGGGTTTTCTTTCATGGTGTAGAGCCAGGACGCCAACAGGGAATGGGTCATCAGATAGCGTCCCATTTACTCCGCCTCCTTTGCCTCCTCGGGCGCGGGCGTGTATTTCTTCAAAACCTTGTCGAAGAACAGGCCGCATTCCTTGATCTTTTTGTTCCAGAGAACTCCCAGCTCCTTGTTGGAGGTCAGCGCGTGCTTAATGGCCTGATATTTCGGAATGGCGGCGTTGGCGGTGTCTGCATCGACAATGTCGGCGATGATGGCCGAGCCCTCAACCATCGCGGCCTCGTATGCCGCCTGATCGACTGCGTTCTGCTCGACCTCGGCGGTGGCCTTGGCGTTGTACTCGGCGAACAGCTTCGTCAGGAAGTCGTTAGGGCTGGTCGGGCCGAGTGCGGGGATTTTGCGAATGCCGGAGATACCGCGCGTCCCCTTGGCGAAATACCTCTCGCAGTTGGAGAAGCCGATGGTGCGGTCATTGCCGTAGATTTCCACGAAGCCGCCCAGGTCCATAGGCTCCCAGACGTTGTTTTTCGTCTGGCCCTCGACCTTGATGCGGAGGCGGGTGTTGTCGCCGTCCTTTTCCTCCGTGGCGTGGAACACGATGACGATGTTCTTCTGCAGCTCATAGAAGCAGTAGTCCATCAGCCGGACGAATTCCTTGCCGACAAAGCCGTAGCCTTTGAGGGAGAGGCTGCCGTCGCGCTGGCCATACTTCGGGTCTTTCTTGATGGCCCACAGGGACATCAGCGAGATCAGCTTGCCGCCGGTATCGAAAACCAGCGTGTCGAAGTCCTGAAGATTGATGGGGGTGAGGTCGTCCAGGATTTCGTCATAGCTCTGGGGCTGGATGTACGGCTTGCGGTAGCGCGGCTCGATGCGGTCGATGCCGAAATCGACGTCAATGTGCAGGGGATTGGGGGCGGACAGCGCCAGAGTGGATTTTCCGATGCCGGGATAACCGGCGATCAGCATGCGGATTTTCTTCGCGCCCTCCTGGATGTCGTTCGGGTTTCTAATCATGGTGATAGCTCCTTTCAGTTGGTAGCGGCTTCGCGCCGCAGAGTGATGATTTCGTGGCACCGGAAACCGAAATTGCTTTCCCGGTACATTTCGGTCAGCTTGAACTTCTCCTCGTCATAGATGCTGGAGCAATTCACTAAGCCCTCTGTCTTATCTGGGTGATAGGCACGGAATGCGGCACAGGCTGCGTGAGCGTCCGGTGCTTCGACCTCAGTCCAGCCGCCGAAAAACGGCTGTCCATCCGTGCCGTAGGTGAAGTAGTATTTATTCATTCGCGATCTCCTTTGCTGATATATCCGCGCACAACATCGGTGAGCCAGTCCTGCACAGTGTCGTAGCCGTCGGCTGCAAGGTGCGCTTTGAGCTGGGCAGCTTCGTCGGCGGTGATTCTGGCGTGCAGTTTGTCCTTGAGCCTGTGCTGATCGGCGGTGCGGAAGCTCTTGCGAACGCTGCCGTCCGGGTCAAATTTGGCATAGAGCAGCTTCATCGCCTTTTGCGTCAGGCAAACGCCGTAGGCGTCGCTGTTCTCGCACTTGCTCTGGCTTGTCATGTCGTACTTGGGGTAGATGTTCTGCACGACAGCGACCATTTCTTTTGCGGGAGTTTTTGTTTTTAGCCGAAGCTCTTTCAGATTGTTCGGCATCTGCATTCCTCCTTGACGATAAGATTTTTCACTGCTATGATCGAGGTAGGTCTTTGTGCCTGGGGTCGTTTCCGTGCCAGCGGAGCGGCCCCGTTTCTTTTGCTAGGACTCAAAGCCGCCCGGCTCAAGGTCCTTTTCCATTTCTGCCAGATTGTCGAGCGTGATGCCCTGCGCCATAAGCTCTTTGCCACGCTTTTCGAAGTATCGAAGCTGATACATATACTGCCTACGGCGATACTTGATGCGCTGCTCCTGCTTGGCGAGCATGACAGCGGGTGATTCAGACAACCGCTCAATTTCAAGCTCAACCTGCTCATCTGTCAAAAAATCCTTTGGCATAGGTTTATCCTCCTTTCTGCAATTTTCAGGCGCGTGCGGACAGTGACTTAACACGCCGCAGCTCAGGTCGCGCCGGGTGCGTTGCGCGGGCGAGGTACTCGGCAATCGCTTCTTCGGTAATCCAGACCTTTCCGCCGGGCTTCCGCTGGATATAAGCTAGATGCCCGCTGCTGCGTTCCGCATCCAGCGTCATAACGGTTATGCCAAGTCTGGCCGCTGCCTCCTTTCGGGTAAGTAACGTACTCACGTCATATGCTCCTTTCTGTTGATTCCTCTGGGGTGCAGCTGCACGCAGCTTTGATGCTCTCCCAGTCAACTTCTTCCAAGCCCCAAAGCTGAAATAGCGCCCTCGGGAAATCCGGGTCGTAGTCAAATACGATTCGGATTTTCTTTTTCGGGTCGGAGTATTGCTCCAGAATCTCCGGCAGGAGCCGCAGCCGACGCATGATAGTTTCGCCATCGTTCGGCCAGCAGCCAGCACCAACGCCGTGTTCAATTTTCTCTTCGTAGCCGAAGTGCGCGTAGGTTTCATCGTGGGTAGCGTCTTTTCCCCACCGCTTCGGCGTGGAGAATGTTCTGTTCATAGATGCCTCCTTCCTGTCTTCAGTTAGCCTTGGAAAACAAATACTCAATGGATTGACCGCGGAAAAATTGATCTCTGATTGCGTTGATTTCTGACCATCTGAAATCCTGTCTCCCGCTCATTTTGTTTCGCACGCTACGGTCGGTTCTGTGGATTGTTCGTGCCAAATCCGAAATGGTTACGTTTTCACGCGCCATCCCTGCCGTTAAGTTTGGAAACATATTTCCTCCCGTTCATTGCCTACCTTCCAATTGCCGTGATATACTGGAAATACGGCGTGCCCTGCCGAATTTCACGGAGAAGGGAGGGCTATTTCATGGAAATCGATACTCAAAAATTGCGTCAAGCCATTCGGGATTTTAAGTTCTATTCCCGTCCGTCCAGCGCAACGCTCGGTACTCCAGCGACTGTTGATGACATTAACCGTGTCATTGATGGAGTTGCCAAAGTTCTGAATACCTTTGTTCAGGAAGTAGAGAAAAACGAATAGCTCCGAGAAAGACCATCAGTTGCCGCTGGTGGTCTTTTCTCTTACAACCAGCACGCCAAGACTTTCCAGTTCGCTGTAGCACCGGTAGATGGTTTCCTGTGCTGCTGTCAGGCGGTCGAGGATTTCCTTGACTTTGCCCTCTGGAACTTCAATTTCAATGGAATAGTTGTTCATTGCGTCCTCCTTTCTTGTTCGGTGTTTAATAGGTTAAACACTATCGGCAAAAAAAATATTGTCCACGGTCGTTTCCAGCGCAGTAGCGATCTTCAAAAGCGTCTTTGTTGAAGTAGAACGCACGGTTCCGTTCTCCAAACCGGAGATCGTAGTGCGGCTAATTCCACTTTTAGCGGAGAGCTCTTCCTGCGTCATGCGCTTTTCTTCGCGGACTTCTTTGATGCGGTATCCCACGGCTTAACCTCCTTTCTGTCAAGATGTTTAATCCGCTTGACACGAACACATTACCACGCAATTACATTGCTGTCAAGCGAATTGAACAAAAATGTTCAAAAAATTTTACGGACACCTTGACGCTTATGGCTGCTCAATGTATAATAAACTTAACAAAACACGGAGGCGTCGCTATGACACTTAAAGACCTCGTTATTAAGTACAGAACAGAAAATGGGCTTTCTCAACGCCAATTTGCGCTGCAATGTGGACTCTCAAACGGATATATCAGCATGATCGAGAGAGGAGTCAACCCCAGTACAGGAGAAAAGATTACGCCGACCCTTCAGGCACTGAATAAACTTGCTACGGGAATGCACACGTCGCTGAATGAGCTTTTTACTCTCGTTGATGATATGGACGTAGACGTAAAAAAGCCCGTCCTCAGTGACGAGGACGGGCAGGCATCGGTCGATATGGAAATCATTTCGCTTCTAGCTGGTCTGTCCGAAGCGAAGAAGCAGCAAGCAATCTCTTTTCTTCGCTTTCTTGCAGCTGATGGAGAAAAATAAGAAACTTCCTCTTTACGGCATCGGGGGTCTTGTCCAAAAGGCATAGTATGGCCAACAGTTCTTTGCTCGACATTGCAGTATCTCCTTTTCTCATGGGCTGCCGGCGCAATTATGATTATACCACAGACTGACAGCTTGCGGTTTTTTTCGTGAAAATATAACATTCTCTTGATTTCGACAAGGAGGAAATGAAGCCATGAAGAAATTTATCGTCGCTGCCCTTATCTCCATTTTTGTTTTAACCTTTTGCGCCTGTGGGAGCGGCTCGGCAGATAGAGCAGCGCAGCCAGATTCCGCTGCTCAGGAATCAGCAAAGGAAGCAGAAGTTGATGCTACGGTCGAGGAAGATGCCATCGAAGCCGACAAGTTTGACTTGGAAGCCTACAAAGAAAGTGTCTCCGATTTCAGAAGCGAAGCGTATGCGGCAAGCGTGATCTTAGCCAACATGGGAAACTACGAGAATAACTACTGGCAAGCGCTCGGAAGCCTGAGCGACGGCATGGTTGATAAGGCGTTTACTTGGCTCGCCGAAAATAGCGACGAGTCGCAAGAAACGGTTGAAGCTAATTATGAAAGCATCTGTTCAGCATACAAAGAGCTAATTCTGACAGACTTCGGAGATAACGCAGAAGCTGCAGAGATTGACGCTGGTGTGCGTGCACTCTATGACGGATACTCTGAGCTTTACGATACCATTCTCAATCCGTCTGGTTCAAGAGGCCACTTCGCTTCCAATGTCAGCGATTTGATTTCTGAAATTCAGTCCGCAAATGATGACCTTCTGCTTTTCCTTCCGGAAGAAGCTCAGTAAGCCAAGTACAGCTAAAAGGAAACATTTCACACTCATAAGGGGGATATGCTAAATGGCTCGGCCGAAGAAACCAACATATGAGTTTATCCCCAGCCGAAATGAATACCGGAAGCGCATCAAGGGGCCGGAGGGCAAATACATCGCCCTTTACGCGCAGACGCCAGATGAGCTAACGGAAAAGGTCGCTCTTGCCCAGCGGCAGATCGAAGAAGCTGTGTATCGGCGCGAGAATCCCACAGTCCGGGAGTATGCAGAAAAGTGGCTTACCATGCAGACTTCGAGCATTCGGGTAACTACGCTGGCTGACTATACCTCCAAGGTCAAAATCTATATCATCGAGCCGCTAGGCGATCGGTATATGCAGGAGATCACGCCCGACGATGTGAAGATGGCGATTACAAAGGCTGCATCAAAATCGGCGTCGATCTACCGCAGCGTCCAGATGCTGTACAAGCTGATTTTCACATCGGCAGAGCAAAGCAAAATCATCGACGAATCGCCGTGCAAGAATCTGAATCCAAAAGGCGGCAAAGCGCCGAAAGAGAAAACGGCGCTCACCACAGAGCAGGTGCAGACCCTCTTGGACGCGGTGCGCGGTCTGCCGCCATATCCGTTTATTATGCTCTGCCTGTATGCGGGCCTGCGCAGAGAAGAAGCCCTCGCACTGCAATGGGATAGCGTATTCCTGGATGGGGCTGCGCCGCACATCATCGTTTGCCGTGCCTGGCACATCGAACACAACCGCCCGGTCGTGACAACCGAGTTGAAAACAAAAGCGGCAAAGCGGACAATCCCAATTCCTCCGCAGCTCGTCGATTGTCTGAAAGAAGTGAAAGAATCTTCGATTTCGGATTATGTCATTGCCAGCAGTGAGGGGCAGCCGTTGTCTGGCACGCAATGGGGACGGCTCTGGAAGTATGTCACTGTCCGCAGCACCAAGGAGCGCACCTACACCCGGTATGTGAATGGGCAAAAGATCAAGCACACCGTCACGCCGGTTTTGGGTCAAAAGGCAGCGCACAATGCAAGTGTTGTATATAGCATGGACTTTCAGGTAACGCCACACCAGCTTCGGCATACGTACATCACAAACCTTCTGTTGGCAGGAGTAGATGTCAAGACCGTGCAGGTTCTGGCTGGTCACGAACACGCGAAAATAACACTGGACATCTACGCGCATCTGACCTATAATCAGCCGAAAGACCTGATCTCAAAGGTCAATGGTGCATTTGCAAATAATCCAAAATGAGATTCATTTTGAGGTGCATAGAAATTATAAAATCGAAAAGTCATTGAAAATAGGGGACTTTTCACGCGAGGATTTCAGAAGTACGGTCTCAAAGCTGCGAGACGTGCTCCCCAGTTCTCGAAGCGCTGAGTTTTCAAGAAAAGCCAGAAACCGCAATGGTTTCTGGCTTTTTTCTTTTGATAAATTCTGATATAACCGAGCAAAGAAAAACATAAAAAATCGAGGTTCATTTGAGGTGCATGGCTCTTAAAATCAAGTTTTGTGGTTCATGTTGTGGTTCATTTTTTCCGCTTGCGATGCTTCGCAGACTCGACAAATTGATCACATTTTACTCTGAGCTCCGGGTCATTCATCACCTGCCGCGTCAGGTCAAGCGCCATTTCGGCAAGCGCGTCTCTTTGATAGGCTGGGATGGAGTCATAATCAATTCTGAGATGCTTCACGCGCTGATACGTCTTCCCATCGTGCAGAATTGTATCATCCGGAACCTCCTGATTCCCGTTGAAATAGGCAAGGACGAATCCTTCGCCTGATTCATCGGTACATTGATATGCGTATGATCTAACTTCCAAATCGTCTTTAGGCATATTTCTTCCTCCTGCTCTATCGAGCCATGCACCCGCTCTTATTTTATCGTGATATAGCAAAAGCCGCTATGCTGGATTGCCCAACATAGCGGTTTCATTTTCTATAACAAAATCCGTTATAACCTAACGATTCCATGAAAAATGAGAAAATACTTGTTATATTTTCTCGTAAAGGAGCATGGCTATGATTAGGATTTTACTGTCCACGCGCCTCGGCGAAAGGCGCTGGACGCAGGCTGATCTCGCTCGCGCAACTGGCATACGTCCGTCTACCATCAACGACTACTACCACGAATTCGCCGAGCGCGTCAACCTTGAGCATTTGGATTTGATATGCGAAGCACTGGACTGCGATCTCGAAGATCTGATCATCCGCATACCGAACAGTGAGCCGCGGGTACGGACACGCACCGGCTTCGATTTACATACCAAACGCTGACTTGCTCCCCAAAGCCCGGACGCTTACCATGCGTCCGGGCTTTCTCCTTTTGCGGGAATCGTATAGACCTCTATGGCATTCAGAACGTCGCCGGGCTGGCATTGAAGCTGGTGACACAGGATCTGGATCGTCTCAAAGGGAACGTCCTGATGCAGCCGCATCGCCTTGACGGTCTTCGTCGCCAGACCGAATTTCTTGCCAACCTGCGCGTCGGTCAGGCCGCGCACATCTTCGCGCTTTAGAAACGGGTCAAAGGAAATGATCGTCCTTCTGATACCGCGCTCCATAATTTCCTCGTAGTTCATTGATACCTCCTAATCCTCTGCTTCGTCCGTCAAATCAGCATTTGAAATGATAATCCGTTCCCCATTTGGCAGTATGAACGCCAGCTTGCAGCCGCAATACTCAGCTATCTTTACAAGATCTTCGGCAGACCATCGTTCATTCGAAAACTTGTTGCTTAGGCTCTGCTTACTGCTCATACCCAAGACTTCCATCAAATCCGACTGCTTCTTTTCGCGCTCCAGCAGCAGAGCTTTGACCTTTTTTGAAACCGACACCTTGCGTCACCTCCCTCTAATACGAATATACATCATTTTCGTTTATACGTCAATAAAAAAGTTTTACGATTTCACGAAAATGTTTAACTTTTCTATTGACAAGTACACGAAAATGGTGTAATATATGAGTGTAAGGCAAAGCCGAACAGCTTTTTGAAAGGAGTGAGGTGAATGGACGAGATGAACGTCACCGAGGCGCTGCTGAAAGCGATCCTCGAACTCATCGAGAAGTGCGAAACGCTCGAAGAACTCCGCGAAAGCGTCAAGCGCATCATGGATGAGTAAATAAAAAGTGAGCGACCGCCCCTAGCAAAGACGCCGCTCACTCCACCCCAAAAGGTGAGCCGGGAGCCTTACCCCGGCCACCTTGATTATAACCGAGTAAGGCAAAAATATCAAGGAGGAACACAAAATGAAATACGCTGACATCAATCGCAGATTTACCGAGATCGTAGCCGAGTGGCTGGCCAAGGGCTACTCCATCAATACCGCTTCCATGAGCGGCAGTCAGGGCGAAACCGCAAAGATCGATCTTACGGACGGCAAAGAGATCGTCCGCATCTTAGTAGACCGCTTCTCTGATTACGCGGCAAACGTTGATGGCGTCGAGATCATCGTCGGCAAGGCGCTGGATGCCGATGTCCGCCCCAACAACAACGACAACTGGGCGACACTCTGGAACAACCGGCTCGAAGTCCTCCAGCAGGAACGGTTTTTCAAAATCGGTGAAAACCGCGTAAGCGGTACGCAGTACGGCACCGAGGCCGAGGCGAAGGCCGCTGCAGAGCTGCGCCTCAAGCGGTACATCGCTAAGGAGTGTTCTTCCAAAAGCAAAACATTTACCGGTGAAGCCATCGAGATTGCCAAGCGCGTTATCCGCCGCAAGTTTGGGGCCAACCGCATTGCCACGGCCTACGTAATGGTTTTCAAGCATGACAACGCATATTGCGTCAGCTACCGGGACAGAACCTATCGGCTGCGTTGAAAGGGGAAATCCGCACCATGAAGAAGATAACTGCTATGGATTACAAGAGAGCTGCCAGAGACGCCATGAAAAAGACCGTCGGCTTTGCACCCGCCCTAAAGAACATCATCCCTATGGAGGGCGGAGACAACGGCGAGATCGTCACAGACGTTGCTTTCTGCATCGCAGCCACCGGTAAAGGGTACTCTTGGAGAATCGGCGGCGAAGTCGAAAGAGCTGAAGCGTATGACATCCAGCCTCAGAACGCATAAGGGCAAGGAGGAAACCAAATGAAAAGCGTAAAAGTCGAGTGGTGCGAAAACTTCATCCGGGCGCGGTTCACGAAGCATCATCCATTTCCCGGCGGCGGAATTGAGGTCGGCTGTTTCTGGAACATGGCAGAACGCGCCGGGCTGTGGGAACGTGGAACTTACGGATCGCCGATGAGCATCGCGCTTTCGCACCTTTGCACGGCCGAAACTGTCCTCGACAGAGACGGAAATTACTGCTACACGGTATTCAAGCTGACATAATAGAGTCCCGCCCCGGAGGTTACGAGGGCTGAAAGGGTAAATCATGAATAAAATCCGCCGTAAAAATTTGCAGGCCATCATCGACCGGTTGGAGGAGCTGAAAGGCAGTCTCGAAGATCTTCAGGCCGAGGAAGAAGAATACCGAGACAACATCCCGGAGAATATGCAGGAAAGCGAACGCTATGAAAAGGCCGATGAAGCCTGCGACAATCTTTCCAGCGCCGTAGACAGTCTGGAAGAAGTCATCAGCAGCATCGAAGCTGCTATCGAGTGAAAGGAGCCGTCATGGAGAACAAATCTTGGACAGTCACTTATCGCAATCGTGACAACGGCCAGCGGATCACCGCCGCCGTGTTCGCAGTGGATCAGCAGCAGGCACGAGAAAAAGCCAAAGCCGATGGACGCGAGGCATGGGAAGTCGAAAGTATCGAACCAAACGAGGAAACGCTGGCGCGGATTCTCATTGCCGAATTTGCCAAGAAGCAGAGCGGACACTTCGCGTGTCCCCGCTGCGGGAAGATGGCAATGGACGCAGAGAGTGTCACGCGCAATGCCCTCAGCCGCCGTGTCGGCTGCTACATCTGCGATACTTGCGGAACGGTTGAGGCCATCGAAGATTTCGCGCATAAGCAGGATTCGCTCAGCACGTGGGCAATCGTGAGAGAACCGGAACGATGGCACATGCTGAGTTGGATTAGCGACAATATTAAGATTGATGGCCACGAGGGAACGTGGTACATCATTGACGAGGGTGATTTTCAGATTACCCCGGACGTGAACGGCAAGCCACAGACACTTACCGCGCACCTGTTTCTACTCGAAAGCAGAAAGTTCGGCGACGAAGCTGCGTGTCTGATCGTCGATAAGAAAAAGCAGATCGTCATGGAGGACGTCTGGAACGGTTTCGACGATTTGGAAGACACCGGGTGGGAGGAAGTGCGGAAGATTGAATGCCCAGTCTGCAAGGGCGAGTTTCTGCGGGAGGACATGACCTTTACGCGCGACTGCCACGGCATCACTTTCCGGCTGGTCTGCTTCGGCTGCTACGAAAAGGTCATGGCAAAAGGCTACGACGGAGCATATTACACCGAAGCGGATGAATGTATTGAGGAGGACTATTGAGCATGAGCAGAGACTGGACACCCGAGGAGCTGGCAGCAGCCAGCTCCGTAATGAAAGCAGCAGGAAACATGAGCTACGAAGAGTTTCGTGCCGCACCGAAGCTGACGCTTCGCTTATTAGGACGTGATAGCTGGGATCGTCCCGTGTATGAGTGCGACGGAAGACTGTATGTTGACGTCGATCCGCGCAAGAGCCGACCGGCCGACATCTGCACGAAGCAGGGCAACGCTTTTGATGGCGAACCGTGTGACCCAATCCCAGAGAATACTATCATTGAGTTTGTTCCGGAGCGTGACACATGGTCGTTCTAAGATAAACGCCTCTGTCGCGTCGCTGCTGGACTTGCAAGTTTAGGCAGCGCAAAGCGACGAGAGAATCAATGGGCAGATATAAAAACGGCGTAGCGAGCCGCCAGAGCCGCGCAAAAAAGAAAACCCCTCACATGACACTTCTGCCATGCGAGGGGTTTGTTCATGTGTTCAGATAAAGGCGCTGTCCACGTTGTCCGATGCGTCCTGCTCCTGAAAGCCGTTTGCCTTGGCGGCTTCAAACGTGATGCCGCCACGCTTGTGGTCGGACTTGACCAGCTCAAAATAGCACTTGCCGCCCGTGATGATGATAACCTGCGCCAGACTGAGCGCGGCTGTCAACCAAGCGGCAGAAGCCATATAGTTGGACTTGATGCACAGGCGCATCAGGTAAATACATTCCTGCGTGATAAGCAAGCCAGACCCGACCAGCAGGAAGCAGACGAGTTTGCTCGTGTCCAGCTTCTTTCTCCTGCGCTTTTTCTGAGCCATCAGATCATGCCGAGCTTCTGCGCGAAGCGGTAAAGAACCGTGACGAGCTGCTCGCGCGTCATCATGTCCTGCCACATGAAGTTCGCGGAGCCGTCGGGCAGCGGTGCGCCGCCCTGCACGATGCCGTTGTTGACTGCCCACTGGCGAGCAGCTTCGCTCCAATCGCTGCAGTCATTGTCCTGAAGATCTTTCCGCATTTCGCGGAAAAGCTCTGTGAAGGTTGCTTTGTCCATATCGTCGTCCTCCTTTTCTCCGTTTTCCAACACCATGACCGTATGCCCGGACGATACCAGAATATCGCCCCGGCGCAGGTAGGCGTCAGATGTCAGGTACTTCCGGTCAGTCAGCAATTCAAATTCTCCCGTAGCAGGGAAGCAGCGCATCATGCAGTAGGTCGTGCAGGAATTGCCCTGCTTGCGGTAGGTTTCTTTCAGGGCGTCGACACCAGCGGAAATTGCGCAGAGCATCATAAATGCGCTGCAGTCCGTTTCTACGGGCTTTGCGATCTCGCTCAGAATGAAGTCTACCGCTTCCGCAGCGACGTAGGCTGTGTTGCGACCGTCCTGATCGTACCCGATGTTCTTGTTGCCGACACCAGCTTCGCACGCCTGCGCGGCTAGCTCGGCTTTCCTGCGGTCCTTGAACCGGAGAACGCCGAGCCAGCTTCCAGAGTACCAATACGCGAAGTTTAATTCGCGACCGGTCTGATTGCCGGGTTTCTGCCCATGCGCGCCGGTTTCGCCGAGCGACGCCTGCCCGATGCGTACGCTCATGTTTCGTCGCCCCCGGAGGTTGAAAGCTCACCGACAGCCAAAACGCCGCTTTTCAATTCATAAACGGCGGACTCGATCATAGCGTCCAGTTTGGCTTCGTCAACCGTAATGCCGCGCTGCTTGAGCCATTCCAAGACATACGCTTTCTTCTCAGGACCGCGACCGGAGCCGTTGTAAATCTGCTCTGCGGCAGATACGGCAATCTTCACCCATGCGTTGATTTCTGCCTGCTGCTGGGCTGTGGTCTTGCTCTTGATGTACGGAATGACAATGACGGTAATGACTGCTGCGATCAGCGCAAATACCGCCTGAATGATGGTGGTAATGTTGTATTCCATGAATCGTGTTCCTCCTTAGTCATACAGGGCGTGAATGCCCTGCTTTGTCAAAAAATCCTTCTGCTTATGCTTGATGTTGGCTGCGTAGTTCAGAGCATCGTGCATATCGCCGTTGCAGTTCGCGTCTGGAATGCGCTGTACCGCCTTGGCGGTTGCTTCGCCGAGCGCGATTGCTGCGCCTGTACTCTGCACCATGAGCAGAAAGAAGTCTTTCTGCGCTTCATCCTGCTCTTCGGCGCGCTTATCACGCGCCGCAATTTTCCGTTCCAGTTTCCAGACGATAAAGCCCATGATGGCGGACGGAATCCCCATAGCCGCGACAAACGCGATCAGAAACTCACCAGCGTTGATTGTCATAATCACTTTCACCTCTACTTGCAAAATGCAGGAGAGGCAGACCGTGCCGCCCCTCCTGCTGCGTGTCAGATCTCTACTTCGAGATCCTTCAGGATTTCCTCGACCTGCGGCTTGATGAGAGCCGGCACCTGGTCGAGCGTCTTTTTGCCCTTGACGATCAACGTCGCATACACGACTGCCATATCAGCGACCTCCTTTCCACACAGAATGGTCAAAAGAAAAAGTCGAAGGCGCTTCATACGCCCTCGACCTCATCTTCTTCAAGGATACGCCGGACTTCCTCGCGCAGTCGTTCCGGCACATCATCAAGTGTTTTCAGCCCCTTTCGAATCAGCTCGGCATACACTTTCGCCATATCCATCAACCTCCGATCACAAGCTCATAGACGTCACAGAGCGCAAGCTGCGCCTGTGTGATCTGTGCGGACAGTCCTTCATTTATGCTTTGCAGGTCGCTTACCTGCTGTTTCAGCTTCGGAATGGTCTCCTTTTCGGCTTCGGCCAGCTTCGCCTGCGCGAAATAGCCGTCGAAGCTGCCGAGAATATCATCATAGATCCCGTCATAGAATGGCAGTTCCAGATAATACTCATCGTACTCGAAGCCGGAGATCGTCAGCTCGCCCTGCGTTTCCGAGAACGGAGCTACGTTCTCATAGAACCGCACAAGGCAGTAGCCGGGCTTGTCAGGCTGCTCCTCCAGCGAGAACGCATTTGCCGGCGCATTGTCGCCTCTTACTTTCATTTCGCACAACCTCCTTTAAGATTCGGACCCCGATGGGGTCAACATACTTTTTCCGCACCGCAACGGCGTTGCAATGCTTGAGCTGGCCGATCCGGCTCAAAAGCCCCGATGCCGTCCGATACGCGATCCGCTGGTGACGCTCGATCTTCTTGCGCACCTTGCGGCATTGGCGCGTAAAGCGCAGGAAGTTTTTTCGGCGCATGGTAGTATAATCGCGGTAAAAGCGATACCCGACGTAATCCAGCGGCCGCGCTTTCAACGGGAACACCTGCCAGTTGCCCTTCATCTGCAGCCGCAGCCGCTTTTGCAGATACTCGGCAATCGCTTTCCGCGCACGGTGCAGCTTCTTTTTGTTCGGGCCAAAGAGGACAATATCATCCATGTATCGCACGCTGTACTTCACACCGTCGAGCGTCGTAATGTAACGGTCGAGCGGCTCAAGATAGAAATTTGCGAGCCACTGGCAGATGAAAAAGCCAATGGCCAGCCCCTGTTCGCAGGTTTGCAGGATCTCCCACGTCAGCTTTAGATACTTCTTGTCCTTAATCTTGTGCGCCAGCATCCAGATCAGCTTGCGGCGGTCGACAGAATGGTAGAAGTGGTGAACGTCCATTTTGCAGACGTACCGGCTTCCTTTTTTGTCGTGGTGAATGACACGCTTGCAGCGCCGAAGCGCGTGCTTTCCGCCGCGTCCCGGTACTGATGCGCAGCACCAGTAATTCATCCCGCGCAGGAAGACCGGCGCCGCCGCCAAGACCATCAACGTGTGGACAATGCCGTCGGGGAAGAACGGAACGTATTCGATCTCTCTCCACTTTCGGCTGCTGTTGTCGAAGATCTTGCGCTTCTTCGGCTGGGCTGGGGCGAAAGTCTGCGTCTGCAGAAGATCATAGACGCGGTCCGTGAAGCCGTCCACGTCGGCCAGCACCCGTCTTACGTCGCGCCGATCGTGTTTGTCTTTCGCGCCAAACACAATGGCTTCGCGGATGTGTTCTTTGTCACACATCCATTCATACAGGAATCCTTTTCTTTTTGGCATATGCCTCGCTCCTTGTTTGCCATCGGGGTCTTTCCAGATACCTTTCGGCCGTACTAGAGCCCGTCCTGTAGCGGCAATATTTCCACCAAGCGGTGAGGGAGAATCTGCGCAAAGAAATGGAGCATACAAACAAGTAGGCGGGCGCCGATGTTCGAGTTCGCGTTGGACGAATTGTAGTTGCCATTGAAGAAGAACAGGCCGCAATTCGCAGCGGTATTGTTATAGTAGCCGCCGACGGCAGGCAGACGCCAGCCGGTGTTCGAATACACGGGCGAACCAGAAGCCATCGCACAAGCTGCGCAGATAATCCCGTCAAAATTATACTGTCTATGCGTCGGGAAGATCCGAAAACGGGAGAAAATAACGAAATACGTTATTTTGAAAAAATATACGCGCCGCGCTTCGCGCGGATATATAGGGAATGGCGCTGCCGCGCCAGAGCGTAAGACGATCCGCTCTGAAAACGAAAGCCCGCGGGGGCTGCGGCCCCCGGTCCCCCCATTAGGGGACGTAAAGGAGGCGGGCGCCGAAGTACGAGCCCGCGTTGGACGAATAGTAGTAGCCATCGAAGAAGAACAAGCCGCAAACCGCAGCGGTACTGTTATAGGAGCCGCCGACGGCAGGCAGACGCCAGCCGGGGAACGAATACACGTAGTCGGGGACGTAGGTTGTCTGGCTTCCTCCGGTTCCGGTCGGAATGAACGCCCACGGGAGCGCCGTGCAGTTACCAAGCGTCTTGATATAGCCGTCACTGCTCGGCAGGCTGAGTCCTGCCGATGTATAGTTGGTGGACGTATCATCCGCATACTTCGACGGATCGGTGCAGATATAAGCCGCGCGGTTGTTGAAGTTGATGCCGTCGAGCCAGTCGTAGACATTGCCCCACGGATTTTCAATGCCGCGATACTGCACACCACCCGCGCTTGTTCTGGACGAAGCTGCCGTGCCCGTATGGTAGGTCATGCTGTCTGTCGTGCCTGTTTTGGAAACCGACGATACGCCGACAATACCGTTGCCGATCTTGCTCTGGCTGTCCCAGTTTGCATACTCGACGAGATAGAGCAGCCAGACCGCGCACCACGACGCATAATCGTACTGCTGCCACTTGCTGCCCTTGTTCCGGGAGTTTGTGCGGGCTGTGGCGCGTGTGATGTTCGTCAACGGATTCGCGCCAGACTTAGAGTAGTAGCTGGCAATCGTGTTGTAGCGACCAACATAGCGGCCAGAACCGGGGTGCTTGGAAAAGCCGGTGAACGGCGCGTTTGCAACGTAGTAATAGATCTTGCTCTGGCTGCTGTTATAGACGATCTTGTAGTAAAACTCAGGGATAAAGACCATCGTATCGTAGGACGTGCGGGAGAATCCGGACTGTCCCTTTTTGTACGACACCGCGCCGTTGATGATGTTGTATTCCTCCATGCCTTGCCACGGCATGAATGCGTCGAATGGAGAGCTGCCAGCGCCTGTGCCGATGGCAGCGCTCGGCTCCGAGGACACGGCGGCATTGACATAGCCGTTCGGGTCGTTGCTCGGCGTCAGGCGGGAAAGAGCCGGAGAGGAGTTGCTGTACGTCCAGCAGACGCCGAAGATTGTCACGAACACGCACGACACGGTGCAGGTCTTGCTTGCCGGCGCGTTGTAGTTCGTGTCGCTGGCAACGGAAACCGTGATCGTAACCGTGCCGGAGTTTTCATCGACGCTGTGGACGGTCACAATATTTCCCGAAATGGAAACACTGGCAATATCGGGGCGGTTGGACACGGCTGTGATTGTTCCTGTGCCAAGCCGTGTGACCGTGAAAGAATCTGTCAGCTTTCCGTCTTCCAGCTTGATCGAAGTCTTGCTGAGCATCAGTGAACCATCTGCCTTGCCGATCTTCCACGATACGGTTTTCGGCGCGGTCGAGCCGTCTGCCCACTGATAGAGGGCTGTGTCTTTCAGCGTAAACTTCGCGCTGTAATTGCCGGCGTTCGTGCCGCTGGTCGTGCCGCCGAGCGTCATTTTCGTCGTATCGTAGTTGTACCATGCCGGGCTTTGCGAGCTGCCTGAATAGGTCAGGCTTCCGCTCTGGCTCGGCACGGTCACATTCGTCTTGGTGACTGTGATTGCCTGTGTTGCGGTGCAGGATACGCCGCCCTCCGTGTATCGGATGGTGACGCTGGTGCGACCTGCTTCCAGACCGCCGCTTGGCTCGACCGATACGCCTGTTGCAATCAGCGTGGCGCCGTTGGAATATGTCGCTTTAACCACCATGCCCGCCATAGAAAACGGCTCACCAGCCTTGTATGCGGTCTTTGTAGGCGGCGTTGTGATCTCGATGGACGCGAGCTTGATGCCGCCACCGCTTCCGCCGATCATCTGAAATACCTTGCTCATTGTGCGACCTCCGCTCTGAAAATGTTTACCGAGATTGCGCTTGTCGGCGTATCGGTGCAGGTGAACGGCATTTTTCCGTTCTCGGTGATGTCTCCCACTTTCACGCCAGCGTCGCCCCACGCCGTAAGGCTTGCGGAAACCGGCGTTACAATGTAGGCATAACCGGATTCCAGAAACCGTGCGTCTTCCAACGTCTGCGCAAGATCCGCCCAGCCGTTGACCGGCAGCGACAGCGTGAACGAAACAGCCTTGCCGCTTTTCTTGGAAAACAGATCCGCGTGGGCCTGCGCGGCGGTATTGTGCGCGGAAACCGCTGCGGCACCTGCACCTGCGGATTCAAAATTTCCGCTGTCTTTGAACGCCGCAGAGCCGAGGTCGGCCAGCCACTTCATAATGCGTCCAAGAAGGACTTTCATTTCCAGACCGGATTCAAGCTGCGTTCTCGTTGCGGACTGCGTGAAGGTAGGTTTCAGAGCGCCGCCGTCGCCGTCCTTATTCAGTTTCGCATTGAACAGATCTTTGTGCGCGGTCTCGGACTCGTTGTGATTCTTGACGGCGTCTTTTTCTTCCGCTCCGACCATCTCTGCGGTATAGTCACCGTTTTTCGGGACGACCGCACCGGAACGGCTATTGAACGAAGTCACGCCGCCCGCAGGGCCGAGCAGGCTGACCGGTTCTGGGTTCGGAAGACCGCCGTCGTTCGTCCAGCTCAGAATACCGGCTTCGGTCACGTGCGGCGTAAAGATTACGCCGGGTTCGCCCTGTGTGCCGCGCGATGGATACCCCGAATCGACGAACGCGCCCTGTGCGCCATCCCACACGTACCAGTTTTCATTTGTGCCGATATAACAGGCTCTGCCCGCAGCCGACACCAGCGCAGACGCAGCGGCGCTGATAAGCTCAACTTCGGCATCGGTGAGCGTTTCAGCAAGGGTGCTGATCGGAACACGGCGAACCTTGCCGCCAATCGATGCGAGGATAAAGTCGGCAATCGCCGCAGAAGCGGCAATCGGCTTGGAATTTACGTTTTCTACTGCCATACGATCACCCCTTACAATTCCGTGACGAGCGCCTGCGGCATGATCGCGGCGTTCTTTCGGTCTTCCGTGATGGCGTTGATCTCGCGCATGACGAGGTTCGTGAAAGAGAGATCCGCTGTGACGATGCCCATGTGCGACAGCAGCCGCAGGCAGTAGATGAACAGCGCATCTTTGACGCGCTGACAGCCACAGCGTTCGTTCTGCTCGAAGATCGTTTTCACCCACGCGAGCTTTTCATCGGTCGACAGCGCCATCAGGGTTTTGCGCGTGAAGAACGCACCGACCGCCGCGGAGAAATAATCGTATGCGACCACGTTGGAAAGGCCGATGGCGGCGTATTCTGCCTTGACGCACTTTGCGGCTTTTTCAGGCGCAATCTCGCCAGCGTACATTCGCTTGTTGTAGCAGACGATAATCATGTTGAGCGCGTCGACGAGTTTGTCGATGCTGTTGCCGATTGCCGCTCGCAGCTCACTTCGCTGCTCAACGGAAACCGTGTCCGTCTGCAAAGCGATTGCGAGGTTCGCCGCAGCGATTTCGTATTTACTTGCAATTTCCAAAGGGCTACCTCCTTACTTCGATACGGCTGTGCAGTTTGTGCCGCAATAGCCGCAGGACGTCTGGCACGAGGTCGTGCAGCCGGCAGAGCAGAGACCAAGGCACGAACCGACGCAGCCAGTGTTGCCGCAGGTCACTGTGCAGGACGATTTGCAGCCGCCAGAACAACTGCTGGAACAGCCGCCAGAGCAGGAACCGGAGCAACCAGAGCAGCTACCATCACAGGAGCCAGAGCAGCCGCCCGTGCAGTTGCCGCCGCAGCCGTAACAGCCGCCAGAGCAGGAGCCTTCGCAGGTGTTCGCACAGCCGCTTCCGCAGCCCGTGCAGGAGCCTTGACATTCTCCGGAGCACGTCGTTTCGCAGCCGCCTGTGCAGTCTCCAGAACAGCCGGTGTAGCAAGCTCCCGTGCAGGACGTTTCACAGTCACCCCGCGTCTTGTCCGTCATGGGGCGTGTTTCAAAGAGCGTCAACGCCGCTTCAAACTCGGTGATGTCCTCGTCAAACACGATTCTGCGGCCGTCAAGGCTCGGCACTTTCTCGCTGTGGATCTTCGACAGCGGAAGCGCCAGCTTCTCATAATGCTCCACGTCGACGGTGTGATCTTCGGTGGGGCTGTTCGTGTATTCGTATTTTTCGCCGCCGTATTCCGCAACAGATCCGGTATGGCAGCGCCGCAGGCACTCGGCCTTGACACGCGCTTTCAGAGCCGCGAAGCGTTCAGCCTCGATATATGCCATAATCAGCCCTCCTTGGATAGAGATTTGAGCATTTCCAGCTCTGCATCTGAGATGATCTCAAGCGCCCAATCGTCGGGAATATCCAGCCGATACCGTGTCCTCTCGCCCTGCCTGCGGTGCAGCTTGTTCCAGTAGTAGGCGTTCGCCAGGACGCGGGCCTTGTGCATCGGGCAGATGTACGTCACGCGCTTATCCGGAGTCCCTGTGCATTGGTAGTTGTACGCGCTGCACCAAGAGCAGCCGGACGCGATCGGGCACGCAAAGCATTCGTCGGTGGACTGGCTGCGCCGCGTAACTGCGGCCATTTCTGCCACCCGCGCCCGATGTTCCGGAAGAACGTTGATGCCGTGTTCCAGATCGCCGATGGTATAGGGCCGCTGCTCATGGCCGAGGGAGGTTCCCATGTAGCGCAGGCACGGGAAGAACAGGCCATCGCAGTCAACCGCCAGCATAAGCCCTGTACCGCCGCACCAGTTCTGATTATCGTCCTCCGGAAGCGGATGGCCGACGCTTTCGCTGAAGATTGACAGATACGGCTGCTCGTCCGAGAGCAGGACGAAATCGGCGAGCCGTTTGAGCTGTGTGTAGAGTGTAGCCGCATGGTCGAGCGTCCAGCCCTTTTCGTAAACGCAGTTCAGATTGATCGCCCGATACCCCGCGTCCAGCAGACCGATTACTGCGTGGTACAGATAATCGACGTTGCCGGGAGCAATCGTCATCTTCGAGCCAAGGGCGTTTCCCTTGGTCATGTAATCCTTCGCGGCCGCGATAGCAAGATCATAGCTGCCAGAGCCGTCCGGGAAGACGCGGCAGGAATCGTGGAGCTGCTTATCTCCGTCAATGCTGATGGAGAGCGACAGGTGCTTTGCCCACTTATCCAAAAACCGCTGTACCTCCGGGCGGAAGTACAGCGTTCCGTTTGTGGACATCGACGCTTTCCAGCGCGTCGCCCATGGATGATGCAGGCGGAAGGTCTGCGCCACGAAGTAGTCGAGGATCTGGTCGATCAGCTCGACTTCCAGCAGCGGCTCACCGCCGATAAAGTCAAGAACGACCCCGGCAACCTCCGTGGACGTGATGTACTGATTTGTCCGCTCGTCTGCGGCGAGCAGCATATCGACGGCGGCCTTGGCGGTTTCAAGCGACATCTTCCGGTGCGTCTTGCAGCCCTGATAGCAGTAGCTGCAGCGCAGGTTGCAGTCTTCCGTCACCTGAAATGTAATGCACTTGGAGTGCGGCGAGTTGATGCCAAGCTGGATACCCGGCATGGGGAAAAGCCGCGCCAGCATATCGGTGAAGGTTTCCTGTGGCCTAGTCATCGGTCTGCTCCCGCGGCGTCACCGTCACCGTGGCGGTCGAGAAATCAAGCACCCAGTCAACCGCTGCATTGCCGACGGCAGGAATGATAAACTCACGTTCCAGCGTCGCTTTTGCGATCTCATATTCCTTGCTCTTGCCGAGGTAGTCCTTCATCCATGCGTTGTATGCGTCGGTGTCCTTCAAGCCCTGCTTTGCCGCCATGAGCAGCAGCTCCTGAATGGAATTACGGTCATAATGCAGGGATTCGATGTAATTGGACAGTTCGGCTTCAATCTGAATTTTCATGCGAGAGTCCTCCTAAGATCAAGAATAAGCAACAGGAACGTGCTCCCAGTCGGTGCCGTTCCAATACTTCAAGCCGCCGGTAACAGGCGTCGGATCAATCCAGAAAAGATTCTTCTGCGTCGGCGGCGTGTTGCCGGTGACAAACAACGCCAGACTGGACAACTTCATAAAGACAGGGGCGGAATCAGGCCCCTGCGCCAGAAGCGAAACCTCCGATGGTGCCGAGACCTGCCCAAGCGATTTCTCACCGTCCGCGAAAACGATGCAGTTCTTCGTCCACTCGTTGCGGCCAGTACCACCGCGCTGCACAATGACCGTGCCATCGTTGATGTCATTTGCGTTGTGCGAGTGCGTCGACGCAGCGGCGCCAATATCGGCGGCTTTTACCTGATGCGGATTGTTGAAGTCGGAAAGGTGCGATTTCAGCAGTGACAGCGCCTTTGCAATCTTTCCGAGGATAGACCCCATCTTCTCGCCGGATGAAATATCCGACAGCTCCTTTGCTGTCGCAAAGGTGGGCGTCTGGTCGATCAGAGCCTTGTTTTCCACGTTTCCAAGCCCGATCTGCTCCTTGGTCACCTTGTGTGGATTGTTCTTGTCGTTTTTGTGATTGTTCAGTTCCGTAACGGTTGCGTAGACCAGCGTTTCACCAAGCGCCGCAGACACGTTTTTGGCCTCGCTGACGAACACCACAAAGTCGTACTGCGATGCAAGCAGGCGCTCGACGTTGGGGTTGATATAGTCGGCTTTCTCGACCTCTGTTTCCTCCCAGATGCAATAGCAGAGTTCCTTCGTGGAATCGTCGGGGTCCTCGACGTAAATGCCAATTTCGGTTGCCCAGAAGCCGGTGATCTCCAGCTCGACATTCTTGAACGACACAGACAGTGTGACGTACTTCTCGCTGCGCGTCGCAGAAGCAATTTTCAGAGAGAGCAACGGGTTCTTCAGATCGTTCGCGCCGTCACCCGGCGTACCGTTGCCGTATTTGATGCGTGTGAATTTGATCGCGTCGCCCATGAGCCCGCGAAGCATGACGTTGTACCCATCCGGGGTCAACCAGTGTGTCATACCGTTGCCTCCTTATCCATCATAATCAGACCGCCGTCCCAGTCGCACAGGGCGTTCCCGGCTTCGTCGCCCATGATGTCAATGTCCGTATTGACCTCGCCCGTGGTGAGCTTGAATTTCTTCGTGACGCTCATAACCGCGCCGAAGTACAGAATCAGCTCACGGACGGAAATTGCACGAATACTGTCCAGCACCGCGCTCTTACGGCTGACAACTTCGAGGATCTGCAGGAACGTGCGGATATTGTCGTTGACCTGTCTGATGTCAACGTCAAAGATGCGATAGTGATTCGGCTCGCCGCCATATTCAAACCATTCCTGCACCTTGCCGGAGCCGAACGAAGTGGACAACGCCAGCTCGACGGCGTACTTCGTGCCGAGGTGACGGCGAACGTGCCAGGACTCGCGGAACGTGGCGCGCTTCTGCTCAATATCCCAGTCGTTGTCCCACCAGCTTACGCCGAAGTCGTGCGCAAGCTGGTCGAGAAGATCTTCTGGCAGAGTGTCGATGTGCTGATAGAGCATATTCTGCTCAATCTCGGTCGGCCGCGCCGTCAGGATCTCCGCGACGCCGGTTGCGAGCGCGAGCATTTTTTCATCCTGCCGCAGCACATCGGGGAGGACGTTCAGCAGGTTCTCAACCGTGAGGCCGTACTGCTCATTCATCCTCGTAGCCTCCGTTCACGATTGTTTTCGTTCCCAGCTTTGCAATCTGCGGCGCGGCGTTGTTTTTGCCGCCCTCCAGCACCTTGTAGGTCGGGGAGCGCAGCACGATCCGCTTGACACCCGTGTGGAACAGGAGGTCGCGCAGCTTATCCGGGTTAATATCGCGGCCGAGCTTGCCGGACTGCCAAGCGATGTATTCCTCGACGGCTGCGTCTACGGCTTCCTGAATCGCCGCACCGGAGAGCGTCGTGTCGGTGGGGACATAGTAGGTGAAGTCGATATTGTACGAAACGAGGCCGGGGTCTTTGACGCTGACATAATCGGCCAGCGGCCGCACCTTGCTTTCGTTACAGGCGGCAAGGACGGCGTTCTTGATCTCCGTCGTGGCAATCGTTCCGTCGTTCATCAGGACATAAATATCGACGTGCCCGGCACCGTCAAAGGTGAGCGACACGTCGATCTGGCTCGCGCTTGCCAGCGCGCCGTCTGCGGCGATTGCAACTTGCAGCAGACCGTTTTCGTAGGTGACGGTATAATCTGTGTCGGCGCTCGCAGCCGTGCTGCTGCCCTTGGCGTAGACCGCCAGAGAGGACAGGTCGATGGTGTCGCCGCCCCAAAAAGCGTACTTGACGCCGCCTTTCGTATAGAGATCAAGCGTCACTTTCTTTACGACAGCCGGGCGAACGGCCTGTACGTCAGCAATCTCCGTAGATACGGATTTCGCGTGGTAGATGTAGGAGCCAACCGCGCCGGCCGTCGAAAACGCGAACATGGATTCGCGCATCAGCTCGTAGAATTCTTCGTCGCTGGCGATCTCCGAACCGTCGTCGGAAGTCGTGATATTGGTGCAGGACGTGTAGTAGTCGAACACGTCAACGATCACGTTGAGCTGGCCGACGGCGTAGCCGTTGCCGACCGTGCCGTCCGTCTGGCACCGGATGGCGGTGTCGACGTAGGTATCGCCTGCGCTGATGTAGGCATCGGCGACGGTCTCCCAGATCAGGGTGTTGCTGGCGTCTGTGACGCGCGTCCCCTTGGGGACGAGGATGGCGAACGTCTGCGCCTCGGAGATCGTAAACCGTTCCGTGCAGTAAGCAGGTTTTGCCTGTGGGCGCTGCTGCAGATAGTACAGTTCTGCCAGCGCGTCAAGGTTCTTGCCTTCGGCGCGGCTCGGAATATTCTGATTTGCGGTGTAGTTGTTGTAGACCCGCTCCTGAATGATGACGCTGGCTACCCATTGCGCGAACAGCTTTTCCGGACTGGCGGGGCGGACGCTTACTCCGGTCAGGTTCTCATAAACGGTAATCAGAAAATTTGTGATTTCCGCAGCGTCGGTCGAAACAAACTGAAATTCGGTATTACGACTCATCGACGATTTCCACCTCCACGATAGGGCTTAGAACGCCCTGCATTTCTTCCTGCGTATCAAAATCGACGCTCTTGACACGGACGCGCGGCTCATATTCCTCAATGGCCTCGCGGATTTGAGAGAAAAGCAGCACCTTTGCCGCAGGAATCGGGCGGTCGATCAAGGTAGCGTCAATACCGAAGCCGCGATACATCGGGCAGGAGCCTTTGATCGTCCGCAGGATGATGGACACGTTCTGCAGAATGGATTTTACAGGGTCGGTTTCGTTCAGGCTGATCGGCCCGATCTCCGACATGGTGATTTTGTAGCCCATAGTGTGCGCCCCTCATCGTAGATATTCCTGCAAGGAAATGCTCAGCGTCGCACTGATGATGTTTCCATGCCCGTCATAATGCTCCGCCTTGGTCTTATGGCTCAGGATCGTCCAGCGATAGCGGCCGTATCCATGATTGCCAATCGTAAGCGGCAGCGTCACGCCCTGCCGTTCCAGATCGAACAGCCGCCAAATCTCGGACATTGGGTCAACGCCGAGGGAAGCAAGAAGCTGAATGTCAAAGGTGATCTTCGCAAGGTCTGTGCCGGTGTATTCCGAAATGCTGTTGCCGGCATGGAGATCATGCGTGGCGTACCGCGCAGAACCGGACCATACGAAATTGCTGATCGTTTTCAGCGTGCGCGACGAAACTGAAAAGACAACGTCTCCAAGTGCTCCTACAATCATCCGATACCTCCCAGCACGAAGCCATCCCCGTTGAACACAGGCAGATAGAGCGTGAGGACGGTGTCGTTGACAAGCGGCATCCACGGCTTGATCGTGAGGTCGTGCTGATGCCCATCCTGCAACTCTGTCTTCTGCTGCGCAGGGTCATAAGCTGGAATGTGCGGGTGCGTGTCCAGCACATAGAGCCATCCGGACGTCATATTGCAGTCCTGAAACTTCACTCGCGCTTTTCGCTTGGCATTGTCGATGTCCGTCACAGTTCCGACGCGAACGAGCCGCTTTAACACTTTTTCTGCGTCCATCAATATCCCTCCAATACCATGCGCAGCGAGATCTGCGTTGTATAGCCGCCGCTGTCCAGCTTGTGGACAGCCTGCTTGATGATGTATTTTCCGTCGTAGCCGCCCCAGCCTTTGAGCGCGACATTGACGCCCGCAACGAGGCCGGTATCTCCCGGCAACAGGAATTGTGCCTGGCGGCAGAATTTGTTGCGAAGACGGAGATTCTTTTCTGCAAGCTCCTTCGCTTCGTCCACTGTTCCAACCTTGGCGGTGATTTCAAGCTGCTGATTGTTCGGGTCTTCGGTGTATCCCTCGACCTTGGCGATGCCCTCAATACACTGTCCGGTTTCGGGGTTGACGTAGGACACCCGGCACGACGCATACTGCGCATCGGCTGCGCTGGTGCTGAGCTGGTACGTCTTATAGCTGTGGTCATAGCGTCTGATGGTGCGGACTTCTGGCTTCTGCTCATACTTGCGCTGATCGAACAGTACAAGGATCCGGTTTGTTGCCTTGAGAGAAATGCCGGCATCATGGCAAAGCTGCGACAGAAACTCAATGTCGCTCATGTCGATCTGCTCGACGCGCTCATAATATGGGTCGCTGTCCGATTCATACATGCAGGTCATACCGCCGCTCCCGGCGATTTCATTCGCAATGCCGCTAAGCGTGTAGCTTTCCCATGCCTTGCTTTTGCAGGTCTGCCGGAGCTGCGAAGAAAACGGAATCGAAGATCCTTTGATGCAGACTGTGTTCGGTGGCCCGCTGCAGGAGATGTTGTCAAGCTCAAATTCTCCGCACGGCAGCACCGCGTCGGAGCCGTCGCTGTTCCAGTTCTCACGGACAAACACAACGTCCATGGCGAGCCGTTCTTCTGCGCCGCCGCCATCGGAGGATGCACCCTGTTCGCCAGAGGAAGTAGAAGATCCTGAGCCGCTGCTTTGCGTGCCTGCCTGTGCAGAGGCAGCAGAGCCGCTCTGCGTGGCGCCGCCAATTCTGCCCCAACTGATAATCCCGGCTCTGCGGGTGTTGATGTCTGTGATCTGGACGCACGAACCGGTCGCATTGACCATTTGCCCATTGCCCATGTAGATACCCACGTGGTCAACAACGCCCTGCGTGCCGAAGAAGATGAGGTCGCCGGGCTGCGCTGTGGCTTCGTTGACCGGTGTAGCCATATCCTTGTAGCCCTGCGCGGTCGTTCTGGGAACGCTGATCCCGGCTTCGTTGAGCGCGTAGTAGACAAGACCGGAGCAGTCAAAGCCGCTCGGACTGCTGCCGCCCCAAACATACGGCGTGCCGAGGTATTTGTTCGCTTCGCTGACAACGGCATCACCAGATGCGCTGCCACCGGAGGGCGATGCCCAGGACAGCTTTTCAGAGATCTCATCGAGCCACTGCGTGAGCCAGAGATCGTCGCGGTCTTGGATTTTGATTTGCAGATCGTCCGTTTCGTCTTCTTCGTTGTCCGTATAGGAGATCGACAAAAGATACGGCTGAATGGATTTTGTGATGTCGATGCCGCCAAAGGAAACCTCGGCTTTTGTGCGTCTCGCGAGATTTCGGCTGCTCATCGCTGCACCTGCTTCCACGGCGGCAGCGTAGATGCGCTGCGCTCCACCACATCAGGGATTGTCAGCATGACGCCTGCGGGAAAGGAGAAATAACTGAGCAGCGAGCTATTGGCGTTGATCAGATCGTCGGTATAGTCCACGCTGCCCATCTCTTTGTAGGCGATCATATCCCACATATCGCCCTGCACAGTCGTGTAGATTCTGCTCATCTGTACGCCCCCCGTTGCGCGTTGATATTGTCTTCTCGAATCACCGCGCGTACCTGTGCGGCAAATTCCTCGCCGTAGCTCTCCAGCCTGTCCATCACGCCGTCGTTGACGTCCCCCTCGACAGTGATGTTCACCTGCACGGGAACGGCACTGTCGGAGGTAGCGGTCATAGCTTCAATGGCGCTGTGCGTATCGGCTGCATTGAGAACAGCTTCGCCGCCGTGCATCATGACGAACTCAGGACCTTCTTCACCGACAAGGGCAAGACCGGCTTCTGCAGAGGTCGTGCCGCTGGCATATCGGGAGAACCCACTCATGCGGCGGTTTGGGAAACTGCCATTGTAATAGCCGTTTCGGTTGAGGGCGGCAAGCGCGGCGCTTCCAAGCTGGGAGTACGCCTGCTGCACCGTCGGGAGCATTCCCGTCGCGCCATCAATAAAGCCCTGAATTGTAGCGCGTCCAGCTGCTGCAGCTTCGGTGCCGTAGTCCATGCCGTCAACGGCGTTTTCAAGGTCTGCGCTGATCGCGTCCATGAACTCGGAGAAGCCGGTGCGGAAGTCCGCAATATCCTCTGCGGCTTTATCCTGTTCTTCGCGCAGCTTCTTCCAGTTCGCAACCATCGCCGTCAGATCTTCGTCGCTGGCAGCAGCCATGCCGGCAATCGCGTTGACGCTGTCTGCGCTGCCATCGGCAAAGGAGCCAATCAGGTCGCTCAGACCCTCAATGTCACCGGTTCTTTCCCGCAGACTTGCAAGGTTTTCGTTGTACGTCTGCCAATGCGTGATCTGTCCTTGAAGGTTGGTGTTAATGCTGGACGCGGAGGTTGCGATGATGCTGTCCGCCTCCTGCCAAAGCGAATACTGCCCACGAATGCTCTCCTGCGCAGAATCATAGGCGTCATTATACGCCTGCGTGATCGCTTCAACGCGCTCCATGGCGCTGCTGATCTCGGCGCTCAGTTCGCCGTAGCCGCGGCTGGCATCATCGGTCGCAGAGGTGGCGTCTTCGGTTGCAGAGGTCAGATTCTGAACCGCCTCCTCGGCGAGCGCAATCTCATCCTGCGCTGCCTCCAGCGCCTCATTGTCCTTTTCGATGGCTTTCTGGTAAGCGCCGACCTCGTCCTGTGCAGCAAATACCGCTTGCGCGTTCTGCTCTAGCTTTCTGTTCAGCTCATCGGTCGTTTCACCAAGCCACATGCTGGCGTCGGTGACAAGACCGGTTTCTTCAAAGTAGTCCTGAACTTTCTGATTGGCTTCCTGATAAAGCCGGTTCTGACGTTCAAACTCATCGTTCTGCGCCTTTTGCGCAACAGCCAGCTTGCCCTCGGCGTCCCGCAGTCCGATCTTGTTTTTCTCAGCTTCAATCAGGACGTCGGCATTCTTACTGTAAATCTCGGTAAGCTGCTCCTGATACGCCTGTGCGATGGCGTTATCTTTCCACGCCTGCGTATTGGCTCGCAGGGCTTCCGTACCGCCGTTGATCGTGTCGGTTTCAAGGTCAATGAAATTCGCCAGCTCCGGCACGGTCTGTGTCAGCATCACGAGAATGCCGTGGTATTCGCGCTGCTGCTCCGCGCTCAGTTCGCTCAGAGCGTTCAGCTCATCGAGGCGGTCAATGTAGTTGCTTGCTACATTTGCAGAGGCTTCGGTCGTTGTGACTGTGTCGCTGCAGGCGGCTTTGGCGTCATTCATGGCGCTGTCAAGCTCCCGTGCAGCCTCCGTCAGTTCGCGAACGGATGGAACGCCATCGTTCCTGGACGCTTCGCTGAGCGCGACAATTCCGGCGGCGAGCGCCGCAACCGCCGTCACACCCAGCATGATCGCGCCGGCAGGTCCGGCAAACAGCGTCGCCATATCAAGCGCCTTGATCACCTTGGAAATTGCCGCGTATGCGGTCAGTGCCACCGTTGCACCGCCGACTACGCCTGTGAATGTTGCGATGCCCTTGACGAGCGCCGGATTCTCCTGCACAAACGCGCCGAGGACGTTCAGCACGTCCGTTCCGGCGTCGTAGACATCACGCAGCGCCGGAGCAAACGCATCGCCTACGGCAACCTTGAGGTTATTGTAGGCGTTCTGCATCATATCCAGCTTGGACTGCGTGGTGGCATATCGCTTGTTGGCTTCGTTCGTCAGAGCAATATTTTCATCCCACGCGGTATTTGCTGTCTGTACGGCGCTGTCCATCTGGTCTGCGGCCAATGCAAGGGATTTGAGCATATTGCCCTGACGGATGCCTTTCAAGCCGAGGTCTTCCAGAACCAGAACGGCACTTTCGCCCCGTTCATCCAGCGTCCCAAGCCCGCGGATGAACGCTGTCAGAGCGTCCAGCGCGTCCGTGCTCCACGTTTGCGCGAACTCATCCGCAGACATTCCCGCGACGTCTGCAAAGCCTTGCAGCGCATCTTCGCCGTTTGCAACAGCCTTTTCGATGGCGTTGAGCGTCTGCGTCATGGCTGTGCCGCCGGCTTCTGCCTCAATACCGACGGAGGACATCGCCGCGGCAAGCGCCATGATCTGCGGCTCTGTCAATCCTGCCAGCCTGCCGCCGGAGGCAAGGCGCGTACCCATCTGCGTGATCTCAGATTCGGTCGTTGCAAAGTTGTTGCCGAGATCGACAATCACGGCGCCGAGCCGGTCATAGTTGTCGGCGGACATGCCCGTGATGTTTGCGAACCGCGCGAGGGCTGTTGCTGCGTCCTCGGCGGTCATATTTGTTGCCGTGCCGAGCATTGTCATAACGCGCGTGAAGTCGAGCAGCGCGTCTTTCTGAATGCCAAGCTGTCCAGCGGCTTCTGCAACAGCGGCAATATCGGTCGTGGTAGCCGGGATCTCGGTGGACATGGCTTTGATCGCATCCGACATATCTGCCAGTTCTTCGTCCGTCAGATCTGTCGTTTTTGCGACACCTGTCATTGCTGATTCAAAGTCCATCGACGCCTGTGCGCATTCGTCGAAGCCTTGTTTTATTTCTTTAAGCAGGGCGGCGATACCGGCTGCGGCAAGAACACCTGAAACTGCGTCTACGGCCTGCGTTGCACGGCTGCCAAAAGATTCCGCGCTATCTGCCGTGTCGCCAAGCTCTCCGCGTGCCTTTGCAAAGGTAGAACGGAACTCTCGGCCAAGCTGCGCTTCGAGCGCAAATAGCATTTCATATTCTTTTCGCGATGCCATATCTCCGCCTCACTTTCATTTGCGTTTTCGATTCTCCATTTCCTCAGCGATAATTGCGTTGGAGGACTTCACCCACTGTGCAAGATCGCCGAGCCGGAGAGATAGCCAGAAATCTACCGGAGTGTTGTTTGTCCGCGCCATGACGAGGCACTGCCTGCGGAGCCATGCGCCGCCATCGCCGACGATCACTCCTTGCGCGATAAAAAACCTCTTACGGTGTTCCGCAGACGGTTGAAATCGCGGATGCTGAGCTTACCCAGCGCGTCAAGACCAAGATTCTCAGTACACGCCTTGACGCAAACGCGGATAAGATACTCGCTGTCAAAGTTCGCAACGATCACCGTATGCCCGAGCATTTGCAGCTCCCGCTCAATCGCAAGGGAGTCATTTCCGCTGAGATCTTCAAAGTTGAAGGTCAGCTCCGTGTAGGTTTTTTCATCGTGAACGAGCGGCCTTGCAAGCTGCATCACAAATGCCGCATAGTCGATTGCGGCGTTTTTCTTATCCTGATCTTCCGCAACAGCGAAGATGTCACTGCTTTCCTCTGCGGTCGTTTTCTGAATATTCTTGTTTTCCATGATTCATAGCTCCTTTCAAGAGTGGTGGGGCGACGCATCGCGCGCCGCCCCAAAGATTTACGATTTGCCGAGGGCCTTGCGGGTGTCGGAAAGATAGTCGACACCGTTCACCTCGCAGATGTAGTTGTACGGGTCAAGCTCCATGACCTTCGCGTCATCGATGTACGTCACCCAGCGGCGCACGGCGTAGCTGCCAGAGCCGTCCGTGGGAGACGCTGGGGCGATATTGCCGTTCGACAGCGTCTTCGGAACAAGCACGAGGACGTGCTTGACGGACTGCGTCTTGTAAACGCCCGCAATCGGGTCGTACACCTGCTGCGGCGCGCGCAGGTCGATGTTGTGTTCGCGCGGCTCCTGCAGCTTCAGGCTCTCAGCGCTGAAGGTGCGGAATTTGAGCTGCGCGGTCATGGCGTTCATATGGCCGATGATCGGCGCCTCCACGTTGCCGGCAATGCCAGCACCGGAGACGGTCGCAACAATGAAATCAACATCGGGCAGCGTCACGGAAGCCAGACCGAGGAAGTCTTTGGCGTCTTCGTAGCAGGCAAAGTTGATTACGGCCTGATCTACCATTCCCATTGTTCAGTCCTCCTTCGTCACGCCAACGCGCTCTGCACGTAATCGGTGTCGTATTCGAGTACGAAGTCGATCTCCTGTGCAGGGCTGGGCGGCGTCATGTAGATGTGGATTCTCACGATACCGGCCATGAGGTCCGTCATGGGATTCTCGGAGTCGAGGATCTCAACGCGGGCGCCGAGCAGATACTCGCTGCCCACAAGCCCTGCGAGCCAGTTGTTCGCGGAATCCTTGATGTTGTCCAGCAGGCGCCGGTTCATGGGGCTGTCCGTCTTCGACCAGAACGTCTTGATGAGGGAGTTGCCGACCCACTTGAACATTCTGCTGATCGGGATGAAATAGTCCTTGATGTCGGTGTTGCTGGGGTAGCAGGCGGTGTAGTTGCCCCACGCCACGAAGCCATTCATAAACTTGAGCGCCGTGCAAATGCCGTTGGCGTTCAGAATGTTCGCCTGCTCCAGCGTGAGGGTGACGTCTGTGCCGTCTTCCAGGCAAGCGCCGTCGCACTGGAGGGCCTTATTAGAGGGCGATTCATACGGCACACCGTCGTTGCCGCTGTCCACCTTCGCCATCAGGCCCGCGAGCTGGGTGGAGAGATGGAACTGCTTGCTGCCGAGCTTCACCTGCGGCCAGACTGCAATCTGAGCCGGGTCGATCAGGTTCGTCGCGGACTTCTTCGCGGCGACGGCATCATAGCTGCGCGCGCCGCTGGCGGAGCAGTCAATATCGCAGATGGACTTTGCGCCGAGAATGCCGTTGATGACTTCGGCCTTCGCCGCCATGACGGCCTGCACCGTGCTGGTATGCGACCATCCGGGCGCGATAATGAGGTCGGGCGTGGTGCTGACGGTTGCCATGCAAAGGTCGATGGCTTCGATGCCCTTGACGATGTCATCATCGTCGATGTCGGCGGTCTTGATCTTGTCGTAGCTGATATACAGCTTGGTCGCGGCCTTGGCTGCGCCGTCCTCGATCGTCTCGACGATAAGGTTGCCGTCCGAGTAGTACGCGGCATAGTCCGTGTCTTTGACAAGCGGCGATTCGGACGAAGATGCCGTCTTGACAACGAGACTGGACAGGATCGCGTCGAACGGCAGCTTTGCCTGCTTGCCGGAAAGGGTGACTTCCGCGCCCGCGACGGCCTCCTTGTTGGTGCTCGGATCAAGCACGTTGCAGAAGATGATGGGCTGGCGCTGGAACAGCTTGAAATGCGAGTACATGACTTCGCAGATCGTGTAGGTCTTCCAGTCGTCGGAATAGCCCAGCTTCTTTACCGCGTCTTCCCAGTCGGTGCAAAGCACCGGGGTAAAGAGCGCGGCCGGGGATTCTGCGGAGTGAACCGGTGCTGTGCCGACAACGAACGGCACACCGGATTCAGCGACAACGGGCGTCGAAACGCTCGTTTTCTGCTCCCGCACATATACGCCATGCTTCAATGGTTACTCCTCCTTCTTTCTCCGGTCTGCCAGCTTGTGATAATTCACGTAGAGCAGATTACCGGGTGTTTTGACTTTGATTCTTGCCTCGGACACCTGATCGCCGGGAATAACCAGCGTGGCAATCAGCGGATATTTCTCAACCGCTGCCGAGATCTGCGCGAGCGCGTCCTGCTTGTCACCGTACAGAATACGCGCCTGCTGGATCGTGCCGACGATGCTCGGCCCGATGTACATACAAAAGCCGGCGCTTTTCGCACCGGCCTTGCCTTTGGCTTTTACCATGCAAATGCCTCCCTGTTGACACTGGGGATTTTCCATACCGACACCAGCTCCGCGCAGAAGTACGGTGCGGTGTTGTCGGTGTAGTAGAGTGTGGACAGCTTCTGTGAAAGATCCAGCGCAAACTGCTTGGCGATTACGCCGTGCATCAGAAGCTCTTGACGGAAATGCTCGACCGTCGTAAGCAGCCGCAGCGCACCTTCCTGATCGTCTTCACCGTACACGCAGAAAAGAGAGCGGACCTCAACGCTGCTGTCCGTCGGCTCGCCGGGCTTCTGCTCATCTTCGCCAGTGACGATCTGATGCAGAATGTACGGCGCTTTCGAGGTCGCGGATTTGACATCGGGCAGACGCTGGCGGTAGACCAGCGGCGGGCGCTCGGCAGGTTCTTCCTCGTCGCCCTTCTGCCGCCGCACGGGAAGAAGAATTTCGCGCATGACCTCATTCGTGAAGCTCGTAAGCGCGTCCAGTAAATTCAGTCGTGTCATACAGACGCCCATCCTTTCACTATCGCATCCACCTCATGCATCAGTCGCTCCTCGAACTTGCTCATCGCCTGTTCACCAAGGCGCTCTTTCACCTCATCGCCACCGAGCATCTGCGGAACAGAAGAACCCATGATCTCCTTGATCTCGGCATCGCCTGTGGCAGTTCTGCCGCCGGTGCGCTCGAAGATGCCAATGTGACCAGACTGCATCTGCGCGACAAATGCGCGGGAGAACGTAGTCGGCGCGGTCGAAAGAAACTGATGGCCGGTCGCGGCAATGCCCGGATGAACCGGGCGCAGATTGCCGTTGACGATTGCCATGACGGTCTTTTCCGTGTTGACGGTCGGTTTGCTGGGAGATGAGCCGCCATAACGCCAAAGCGGAATCTTTTTGCCGCGAAAGGAAATTTTCGCTTCAACCCCGTTGAAATACCGATAGCTTGTCGTAATGTTCTGCTCAGCGCGAATATCCTTTCTGGCTATATCGTACCGCTTACGGATTTCTCTGGTGCTTTGCGTCCGAAGGTGCGCTGTCGCGCGGTTCATTGCTCGCTTCATCGCAATTTCAATGCCACCCGGAATATCTGCAAGTTGCTGTTCTGCATTGTGAAGTAGCTCTGGAGAAACAATTTCAACGCGCGCCTGGAAACTTGCTGTGTACGGAGCAAATCCCTTATTCATTCGTCAAACGCCTCCAGTTCCACACGCAGCAGACCGAGTTCACAGACAGAGGACGCGACGTAGAAGCGTCGGAAGAAGGTAGCGTCATCGGGATCGCTGATCTCCATGCGCGTCCCTTTTTCCGGTTGGTTGCCGCCGAGATCCTGAATCCTGCAATGCAGCACGGACGAAACGAGGAACAGCCCCTGAATATGATCGCTCATAAGCTGGCGGCGGTCTTTCTCTTTCAGTCCGGACAGCACAACCGGAATGCCAGCGTGATCCTCGCCGTCGTATGTCACGCCGTCGTAGACCACGATCCGCTTCTCTGCAAACTCGTCGAGGTTCATAAAGGTTCGCGCATTGTCACGCGCGACCATGTCCTTGAATTTGCTCATACCACCGGCGCGGCGGCGCTCAGATCAGGAAGATCATCCTCACTGATTTCCTCGCCTGGCTCGACGGGCACGGCGACGATTGCCGCAATCAGGTCATCTTTCTTGCGGAGCTTCGCCGTTTCAATGCCAAGCTCGGCGGCAAGCTCTTTGAGCTGTGCCACCGTCATTTCCTGTAGCTGCTCCGCGTCGAGATGGGCCTCTACGCCGCTCTCTGCGCCGTTTTCTTCGCTGGGCATATCGGCGCAGGGGGTGTCGCCGCTTTCGACCGTGCTGCCGCTTGCAACAGGCGCTTCGTCTGCTTCGTGGACGATCGCTGCGACGCCGAGCGCGACGAGACGCCTTGCTTCGGCTTCGTCTACCTCGCAGATGCCGCCGCGCTCAACGAGCTTCGGCATGGCGTCCTTGGTCTTACGCCAGCCGTAGGAACCGCTGATAATTTCAATTTTCATGCCGTACTCCTTTCACGCGCCGATCAGGCCACGACGTTTGCCGCGTAGATGTACGGGCAGTAGTTTTTCGGCGCAGCCAGCGGACGGGCAGCCAAGCGCAGCTTACGTCTGTCGTTGGGCTGGTCGAGAACAAACTTCGGGACGCGCTTCGCAACGTAGGTGGAGAAGTCGGTCGAGCCGTAATCAATCTGCGTGATCTGGCCGTACATCATGTGACCGCAGTCGGGAGCTGTGACCATTGCAGAGGTCGCGGGGAAGTACCGCTGCTCCGCACCGCTGTCATCGACATAGGTTTCGTCCACGCAAATCACGTTGAGGCGGAAACCGCCGAAGTTCAGCGTACCCATATAGGTAACGCCGTCATAGGGGCTGAGCTGCTGATCAATCGTGCCGATGATGATGCCGCTGTTGCGGTCGAGCAGGGACTTGACGTCCGCGAGAGCGAGGATCGCGTCCGCAACGTCGGAGCCGATCACGAGGTCTGCTGCCCGGAGGCCACGCTTGGACAGCTTGCGGCACATATTCTTCACGTCGGAGAAGAACGCCGCACCCTTTTCGTCAGTTGCGTTCCACTTGGTGCTGACGGTGTAGGCGTGATCGCTCGTCGTGTCATAAAACTGCACATACAGCTTTTCACCTTCGGTCTTATCGTCGATGTACGACTGCATCGTGCAGGAGTTGTTGATCATGGTCTGGACGGCCATCCACTCTTCACGACGGGTGATGCGAATGTCCATATCGGAAAGATCGTCACGCTGCAGGCGGGCGGCGCGCTGGGCCGGGGTGCTGTTGGCATAGATGGCTTCGCCGAAGCCGCGCTTGCGCAGATCGTCCTGCGTCAGCAGACGAGAAGGCGCGATGAACGCGGGCTGGTATTCGTGGATCTCAAAGCCCCGGCGTTCCATCGGAATGTCACCGGCGCGGGCGGACACGAACGCCGCCATCTTGCGGTCACCCTTGCGGTACTCGGTCAGCACCTTATCCGATGCAAAGATGTCACCGTCGCCGGTCGGGAAGTAGCGATCTTTGAAGAACGTCTGCCGAGGCACGATTTCTTCAGTAATCGCCATCAGGATATAGGTATCAAAGAAGTTCAGTTCTGCACTCATAGTTGACTCCCTCCTTAGTTGGCAGCAGCAGCGTCCTTGAAGACGATGCCGCGCATACGCAGATTGTCCTTGTCGGTCTGAGAAATGGTATAGCTTTCGGCTACAGTCACCTTGTCGGGGTCGAAGCAGCCGGCGGTGTAGACCGCAACATTTTCGTCGGCAGCAGTGCCAACCTCAACGTCATCGCAGAGGACGCAGTCCGGCGTCAGCGTTTCGTTGTTTGCAGCAGTGGAGCCGAGGATCACCAGCTTGCCATCACCGGCTGTGCCATAGGATTTGGCAAGGATCGTGCCGCGCTTGAGCGTGACCGCAGAAGTGGTCTGCTTGCGGATGATGCCGCCGCGTACCTGCACGGCAGGCACAACGTCTGTGAACAGACCGTCGAAATTCATCTCACCGAGTTTCTTGCTCAGGTTCGTCATAGCTTAGCCCTCCTTCTTGCCGAACAGCGCAGAAACCTTGGCCCTTGCATCGGCCAGCCGCGCTTCCGGGGTCTTCTTCGCGTCATCGTCTTCTTCCGCTTCCTCAGCAGGGGGAGGCGTTGCGCCAACGTCTTCGGCGTTGGACTCGTCGGCATCGTCCTTGAGGTCGGACAGGAATTTCTTGCCCTGCTTTGCGCGCTTCTTCGCGTCAGCCATCACCAGATCGGCGGCGGTGCAAGGCTTTTCGCCGTACTTGGCTTCGCGCACGTCGGCAGGCTCGAGCAGGCTGGCGACTTCGTCAATTTCCTGCATCCGTTCCCGTTCAGCCTGAACCGCCGCATTGACCGCTTCGGTGTGATCGACAGCGGCCCGTGCAGCAGCTTCAGCCTGAGCGATTTCGTCCGGGTATTTTGCCCGGAGCTCTTCCAGTGTCATAGAGTTTCCTCCTTCTTCGCCGGGATTCTCCGGCTTGTTTTTATTCGCCTCAACCGGGGCCGCTGCCTCGGAATCGACCGTAGGAATGTTGTCCGGAGCAAACATGCCCGGAGCGAGGTGAAACTGCTTGCCGCGCACAAACAGGCTGCGCCCGTCCGCACTGGCGGCGATACCGACAGGCTCGGCATCTTCAATCAGTTCATCCGCGAAGCCCTTTTCGATGGCCTCACGACCTGTCATGTAGGTTGTATCTGCCATCATGTGCATGATGACCGTTTCAGAAAGCCCGGTTTTTCGCTTGTAGACCTCGGACTGCATCTTATCCCATGCGTCCTGCTGCGTAGCCTGCTCCCGCAGTTCATCGGCGTTATAGCCGCCGAAAAGAAACTGCCAGCACTTGTGAATCATAATGATGCTGGACGGATTGACCTTGACCGTATCGCAGGCGCACATGATGATGCTGCCGCCCGACATGGCTACGCCGTCCACAATACAGGTGAGCTTTGCGCCGCTCCGGGAAAGCTCCCGCAGGCGGTTATGAATCATATTTGAGGCTCCGGCGTCGCCACCGTAGCTGTTCATGCGGATTGTGATGTTCTTGCAGGAAGAAATCTGCTTGAGGTCCTCCAAAAACTCACTGAGCAGAATGTACTGCCCCTCGATGGGTTCGCCCCACCAGTTTGTTGGCTGCTGCTCATAGATGTCGCCATACATGGTGATCTCGGCCGAGCTGCCAGATTCATCCGTAGTGGCCATGGTATAGACCTTTTTGCTGATCGAAATAGCCGGCGCATTTTTCATTTTCATGCCCGATTCCTCCTTCACTCTTCACCGCTCGCAGGCGGTGTGTTTTCTGCTGGCTGCTGTACGCTCCCGATGGCTGCGAGCAATTCATTTTCACGCGCAAGCTGATCGACATTTTCTTCCCAGTCGCCGCCAGACATTTCGCGCGTAACCTGATCGTTCGTCTTGATGGCGCGGTTGGTCAGCATCAGAGCGGCCTCGGCCTCCTTCTTCGGGTCGAGGGAACCCTGAACGGGGCCAATCCAGCGAGCGCCGCACCACGCCTCGCGCAAGAGCGGATCTGTGTGGAAGCCCGGAGCATTGATGCGTCCGAGCGCAACAGCTTCGGCCATGAACAGCTCGTAGATCGGCTGGCAGAAGTCGTTCACGAACCAAGACCGGCGCATTTTGAACGCTTCCCATGCTTCCAGCAGCGCACCGCGGCTTGCAGAGTAGGAGCTGTTGAATTCCTTGATGAGTACGTCATAAGGCAGTTCCAGCGCCGAGCCGACCAAGCGGCAAATTGTCTTCACGAACGTCTCAAACCCTGCGGTCGGGATGTTCGGACTGCCAAAGCTGACTTTCTCGCCGGGAGCAAGGTGCGTTACCGTACCCGGCCCCATTTCGTACTCGTTGGGATCGTCGGAGATATTGCTTGCACCAGCACCATCCGGGCTGGCAGTCGGAACGCCGGCAATGTCTCCTGTGCCGACTTCATTGAATGGCGTACCGGACGGATCGGTTTCCGTTTCAATCCATGCCGTAAAGAAGCTCTGCACCAGCGCCGCCATCAGCTCCGATTCCGTGTAGCGGCGAAGCTGCAGCAGCGGCTCAATAACCTGTGACAGATACGGAACGCCGCGGTACTGATCGGGGCGCTCGCTGTCCATGATGTGCAGGATATTCGGCAGGCCGGTGCGCTCGCCGTAGGCCGGGACGCGCGTCCATTCCTGTTTCTCGGTCGTGATCTGGTGCGGATAGGTGTTGCTGATGTAGTAGGCAACGACGCGGCCGTTTTTGTCGACCTCCACGCCGTCGAAAACGCGGTGACCGGCGCCGGGCTTCCCATCCGGAACGACGGCATCCATGAAGCCGCCGTAGGTGTAGCCTCCGCTGAAGTCGGTAGGCGTGGAAACACGGTCTGCCTCAATGACGTGCAGCCGCATGGAGTATGGATTCAGCGGCGTCGCCGGGTAACGCTTCACCAGGACAAACACGTCTCCGGACATGAGCCACGATTTGAGCGCGAGCTGCTGCAGAGCCATGAAGTTGTTCAGGCCGAGCGCGTCGCAGTTCTGCTTTTTACCGCCCCAGAGCCGAAATTCCATCTCGGCCTTGTGCTGCCATTCTTTTGCCGCCTCCGGAGAAAGCCCCAGCAGGTCACGGTCGACGGTCGCTTTCAGCGTCAGGCCGGTACCGACAACCTTTGTGCGGTTGGTGTTGATGGCGCTCGTGGCCACGGGCGACGCCATATAAAGCATTCTCGACCGCTGGCGCAGCGTGGCGTTGTTGCGGTTAATATCTTCGTTTGGCGAACCGCTGTCTGGGGTGAACCCCTTGAGCGCGCGCCGGGTGACGCTCGCGCCAGCTTCGCTATACCCCTTGGCATACGGTGCGGCGCTCTGGCGATGATTTTTCTTGCTCAATGCTTTCGCCTCCTGTGAAATAGAAAACGGACGGTCTGGCGGCGAAAGGAGAAAACTCCGCCAGACTGTCCGTGCAAAAAGCCCTTTCGGGCGAATTGCTGTATTTATCATTTTCGTGGCCTCACGAAAAAGGTCACCAATCGCGGGGGATGACGCCGAATGCCTTGCGGCGCTTGCTGCCGTTCAGCTCCGAGGTCAGTTGATCGATCTCGTTCTCCATCTGCTTAATTTCCTCAGACAGCGCCGGGAGATCAAAACGGGTGAGCTGCCGGTCATCGATCATGTAGGATTTTACGCCGCCGTCTACCAGCGCCGTGTATGCGTCGTAGAGCTTTTCAAGCGCCGCTTCGCGGAACGCAAGCCGCTTCTCAATGATGATTCTGCTTGCCATAAAACACGCTCCTTACCAATCGTCGTAGTATTTCTGCCTGCCGCGCTGCGCCGTGCGGCGCTTCGGCGGTGTGATGTTCGCCGAGGGCGGAGCAGGCACACGGACACCGGAGGCGGCCTTGATCTGGCGGTCAATCTCATCAAGATTCTTGGGCAGAGCCTTGAACGCGGCCAGCGCGTAGTTGCGGCAGTCCAAAGGCTCGTTGCGCTCGTGTCCGGGAATCTTCTTCCACGACCACGGCTGCTTCTTATTCGGATCATAAACCTTCGTTTCCGACAGCAGCCCCGCAAAATAGGCGCTACCGTAATCGTCGCGCTTCGGGAAATGGCAATATTTCTGTCCGGGCGTCTGTACGCGCAGATTATCCATGATGATTTCCTTTCCGGAATCGACGCCGAGCTGATATTGCCAGCAGGTGCCGACAGCGATCTGATTGACGAAGATCTTCTGCTTTTTCGGCGGCGAGATATAGGGCTTATCCTGTCCTGGCATACCTTTGATGCAGAATACCTTCTTGCTGATTCTGGCGTTGCATTGAGCGCGAACGCTCTGCGTGAAGTGACCGCCCTCATCCACGAAGGACATAGACACCCGCAGGCCGACGCCGTTCTCAAAACGCATCACCCGGTCGAACACAACTTCATCGAGTTTGTTCCATGTGGCGTCATCATCCGGGCGTCCCATGACGATTCCTTTTTCAATGCCCCATGTTTCGCCGAAGAACCCGTGCCCGACGATCTCATACTCCATGCGATCATCCTGCGTATCAACGCCAGCCGTCAAAACGAGGACGCCCGGCGGCAGCTCTACCGGCTCACCGTTTTTGTCCTTGCCGTAGTCCTCACGGCGAGCGAGCAGGGAATCCTCATCCTCGATGTCACCGCGATCTTCCCACGGCTCGCCGAAGCAGGTGTTGAAAACGACCTGCATCTTTTTCGTGCTGCCGAGCGCATTGAGATATTTCAGGACAATAGATTCCCACGAAGCCCACTGGCTGACGAAAGCGTTCAGCCAGAAAGAACGGGTTCCTTGGCCGTAGGCTTCCGGATTCTCGGCAATCCATTTTGCCGGGGCGCGTTTCATCTCCGCTTCCGTGGAAATGCAGCCGCAGCCGGGGCAGGTGTAGTACACCTTCTTGACCTTGTAGGTCTTCTTGTGAGATACGATGATTTCGTCGTACTCAAAGCGAATATCAGACCAGCGAATTTCGTGGTACTCGCCGCAATGCGGGCATTTGGAATTCCACCGTTCCATCGTGCCTGTGTAATAGGCAGCTTCGATGGCGCTGGCGTTCTTGATCGTTGTGGTCGAAACCTCAACGGCTTTGGCGTTATAGAACGTGGTCTGTCTGGCCATTGCCAGATCCCACGGATCGCCCTCATTGCCGGCGCTCGTTGCCCATCGGTCGCGTTCATCGCCGAACACATAGCGGATAGGTTTTGATGCCAGCGCGTGAGCCTCGGTCGAGCCGCACATCGTAAGGATGCCGCCCGGATAGGCCTTTTGGAGAATCGTATTGTGAGAGTCACGGCTTTTCGGTGCGGCGATCTTCTGTCGCAGAGCCGGGCTGTCACGCAGCATCGGCGCGATACGGAGCTTGGAATACTCCTGCGCGTCAATTGTTGTGGGGTGAATGAACAGAATAGAGCCGGGGTCCTCGTCAATGATGTAGCCGATGCAGTTATTCAGAAACTCGGACTTGCCGACCTGCGATGCGGCCACCATGACGATGTGCCGAACCTTTGGGTCCGTAAAAGCGTCCATCGGCTCGCGCAGATAGGGCGTGCGCTCCGTACGCCACGGGCCGGGTTCGGCTGCGCTCTCAGCAGAGAGGCGGCGTTTGGCTTCTGCCCATTGGGTGACGGTAAGGTCATCAGGTGGCGTCATACCGGCCAGCGCCTTGCGCATGGCCTTGTTCAGACGTGCCGCGCCGCGCCGTTTGACTTGGCGTTCGGCTTCGGCTTTTTTCAGCGCATCGGCCGCTGCCTCATTCTTCGTCATAGCTGCGCCCCGCATTGCTCCAGTCGCGCCGCTCGTTTACTTTCTCGGCGTATTTCTCAGGGTCGTAGTGATACGCAGCCAGCTCGCGCATGACCTTATGGACTTCCTTGCGGATGATCTCGGCAGCCTCAGCCGGGCTTTGCGCGGCGGTGACGTCAACCGACAGCCGCCCCGGAAGCGACAGCAGCGCAGCGCGGATGGTGTAAATTAGATCTTCCGTGAAGCCCTCCACATCTTCCGAGCGGTGCAGCTTGCCTTTCAGCTCCTCGACCTCCATCTTCGCAAGCTGAGCTTTGGAGAGCTTGAGCTGCGCTTCGGACTGCCGCTTCGCTGTTTCCAGCTTCTGCTCGGCCTCACTGATCTGCGGTTTGGAAAGGAAATTGATATATCGCTGAACCGCGTCGCCGAGCTGGAAGTAGCCGCGTCGCACCGGAACGATTGTTCCGTCCTGCGCCATCTGCTGCACACGCCGCGCCGTCACGCCGAGGATCGCGGCCAGCTCTGTCGTGCTGATTTCAGCTTCGGCATCGATCTTGATTCTCGTTTCAGCCATATAGCAAGCTCCTTTCGTTTTTTTCGAGGGGGCTCAGCGGAATTTCACCGCAGCACCCGTGCTGCACGGGCGTGACCCTTACCCCGATGTGGTCATATGAACTTAGGAGGTCAGCGCGGTATGCCTCACCCGCGCTGTGGTATGAAAAATGCGCGGTATCTGCGTCGATACCTGCGCACATTCCAGCGGTAATCGTAACGAAATTACCAGAAAAACAGGAAACTAACTAGGCGAAAAATGGGGTCGTCGAGCCCGCAGCAGATGCCGCCCCCCTCCCGACAGTACCTTTTCAGCG